GTTCGCTGACTGAGAACAGTCCGTCATGGCAATCATAACTAGCTTGCGCTCTCGATGGGCTTCCTTGTCCCCGCTCAAGCGCAATCTCACTTCGCTGGTTACTGTCTTGGCCTGTTGTGTGTTCGGGTTCCAGGGGGTTGTCATCCCTCTTGTTGTAGTTTGTCTCACCGCATCTGTGGGGTTAGATGCCACCACCATACACTGGTTCCGGTCTATGCGAATAGCCTACGACAAAGAGCTGGACAGTGATGATGAGGATCTCTTAAAGGATGCCCCAGTGACGGTGAACAAGCGTACTGCCGTGAAGTTTGCGTTGTTGGCTCAATCAAAGGTGGGGTGCCTCGATCCTACACCTGCTAATCGGCTGGTGTACGAGACTACCCTACTCCATATATTTGACGAATATAATGTTCGTCGGAATATCCGCATGCTTCTGTTGGGTGAGGCGTTGGTTGCTTGCTTCATCCGGCCTGAGCTATACGATCGGGCACGAAGGGTGATTGACTCTTTGGGGGAGGGCGTTTCCCCCATTGAGAATAGATAGGGGTGCCGGGCCGATCTCCACGGGGTTGAAACTCGCCCAGTTTCAGTCCCAGAGGGTGTGGAGATGAAGGTATCCGGTAACCCCTCGACCATGATACGACCACGGAAAGGGGCCGTGTTCGGACCAATTTTCTCTGACAAGAGATATCTAATCCATAATGGGTCCCTTAACAATGTTAAAAGGGGCCTTGTGGAGCGGGTTTATCGAGTTAGGGATCAGTGCGGAAAACTTGTACCCCCACCTGTGCCAAAAAGTGAGAAGCACTTTAGAGGAATGCTCCTTCCTGAGATGAGTGCGCTTTTGGGACATCCAAAACTAAGACCCATGACCACCAGAACTGTATTGAACTTGTGGCATGGCTCTAAATTGGCTGTCTACACGAGAGCGTATGAGTCCTTGAAGGTTAGTGGTTTGACCCGGAGGGATGCGTTCCTAAAAACGTTTGTGAAGTGCGAAAAGATTGATGCCGGTAAAGATGATCCTGCTCCTAGGGTTATACAACCAAGGAGTCCACGATATAACTTGGAACTTGCCGCGTATCTTAAGCCCCATGAGAAAGAGTTTTACAGGAGAATTGACCGAATGTATGACACTGATGGTTTGGGCGACAAAACCATATTCAAGGGCATGGATGCCGCTCAAGTCGCTGAGCAACTCATCCTCAAGTCTAGTAGATTTAATGATCCAGTTTATGTTGGACTTGATGCCAGCCGATTTGATCAACACGTATCTGATATTGCCCTTCGTTGGGAACATGACGTGTACTTGGGTAGTTTTGTCTATGGTTTAGCTCATCTGCGTAAGCTGCTTAGGTGGCAGATTTATAATGAGGGACGAGCTCTGTTGAAGGATGGGAAGGTCAAGTATAGAGTTGTTGGGCGTCGAATGTCTGGTGACATGAATACCTCACTAGGTAATTGTTTAATCATGTCATCCATGGTGCACTCATACTTGAGGCAGAAGAACCTAGGAAAGTTTGCTCTCGCGAACAATGGAGACGATTGTGTCGTGATCATTGAGCGCAAACACCTAGGGGCGATTCATGACCTTCCTAAGTGGTTCCTTGACATGGGATTTAATATGAAGGTTGAACCACCTGTTTATGATCTGAGACAGGTGACCTTTTGCCAAGTAAACGTCCTTACCAGCCCCGGATATAACATATGTGTCAGAAACCCTCGTGTTGCTTTGTCTAAAGATCTCCACTCTTGTTTCCCTTTTACGCATCAACATCAATACTTGCAATGGTTGTCCTCTGTTGGTACATGTGGATTAAATTCCAATCATGGAGTGCCCATATTAGAGTCTTTTTACCGAAGCTTTCCTCAAGAAGCTATAACTGACTTGGGCATTCAGAACAGATTAGACCACCGTTATGAGTATTCTATTGTTGGGGGAGCAGAAGAACGTGAGATTAGTGATGAGATTAGACATAGCATGTGGGTCGCATTCGGCTATACTCCCGATGTTCAGCTAGCCCTGGAGGACGAGTTGGGTAAGATTACATTTGGAGACCAGAGGGGCGTAATCTCTGGTATCCCCTATGCTAAGTTGCTCCAGGGAATAAGACTGACAAACTTATTAGCTCAAACTCATGGCGCGCAGACGCAACAAACGTAGTAACAACAAAAGGGCCCGAGCCAATCCAATGATGCGCAGGACTGCTGGTCCACCGCGCCCAAAGGTAAGCTTTGATGGCACCACTGTTTCCACAGTACTTTTTGATCCCCAGCCCTTAACCGCGGCTAATCTTGCCACCACCTTTTACGCCGTCGACTGTAGTTCTACCGGCGGTGCGAACCGCACTATATCGGGCATAACTGGCCTCTACTCTGAGTACCGATACAATAGCATATCAATCGACTGGATTCCCTCTGTAGGCCCATCAAATGCTGACTCTGGGTCCAGGATATTCTTTGGCTATTTAGAAGGTCCTGAGAGAATGGCTCTGTTCTTGAATGGTGCAACCCCGATTGCAACAAGAGTTGCCATGGTCAAAGGACTCCGCAATGTACGTTCATGTAACGCTTGGGAACGATTCACTTACAATGTGCCACTCACCTGGCGACGTAAGGTTTTCGACGTTAATTTGACGGCGGGTGCCTCAGTTGACGAATTGGAGCGGTCAACGCAAGGGATGGTGATTATCGCGATAGAGTCAATCACTGGGGTGGTAGTACTGGGGGGACTGGGGCAGTTCAAAGTAACCTCGAGCACGAGGCTAAGCAATCTTGAGCTGGCTGGCCCTGTATGAAGACAAACCACAGCAGGTGTGGATACCCATCTGGAAGTCCCCGGACCGTCAATCCGGGATAAACAGGATGATACTAGTAGGGTGTTGAGTGTGATTAGTGCTGCTATATTGCGGCACGAAGAAACACTAAAGACGACTCAAAGGCAGATCAGTGAACTATTCCTGCGTCTGTCCTTAAGAAGTAACGTGACGCCGCCAACGTATCCCTGGGCTTTCAGATTAGTCCACCCTGAAGGTCGGAGTCCTAGCTCTAAGTGGGATTAGAGTTGGGGGGCACTGCCGATCTAGC